AGAAGTGCCACTAACATTCTTGCATCGTCATGCAGTTCCGATATGATGTATTTCTTGTCGTTAAACATTAATACTGGTTCACTTTCGGTTACTTGTGTATTTGCGCTCATTTAAATATATCCTGCCAATTACCTGTCGTGCTCGCTTTAGCATACTCTGTAGCACGGTTTTCAAAAAAGTTGGTATGCTCAACACCATTGAGTATATAGTCTAACCAAGGGAGTGGATTTGTTCTTGCATTAAAAATAGTTTTCATACCTATACCTAACAATCTACGATCTGCGATATAGCGAATATATTCTTTAACATCACTTGCGGTCAGATCTGGTATATCTGCATTATCAAAACAAGTATCAATAAAATGATCTTCTAACTCTACTACTTTCTCAGCAGCACAGTATATATCATATTTCAACTTATCAGTCCACAACTCTGGGTTCTCTCTAATAAACTCTTTAAATAGACGACTCATACTTTCAACATGTAGTGTCTCGTCTCGAACACTCCATGTAACTATCTGCCCCATACCTTTCATAAGGTTATGTCGTGGATAGTTTAGTAGTATAGCAAAACTACTGAATAATTGAACGCCCTCTGTGAACGCACTATATACCGCCATAGTTTTTGCCATTTCATACGGAGTATCTACATTAAAATTACTTAGATACTCGTGTTTATCTTGCATAGACTGAATTTCATGAAACAATTGATACTCATCGTCAGAGTATCCCAGGGTCTCAAGTAATAAAGAATATGCGTCTTGATGTACTGCTTCCATATTTGCAAATGATGATAACATCATTCGTACTTCAGGTTGCTTAAAAGTAGGAAGATAATGATTTGCATACCCTCCAGCTACATCTACATCAGCTTGTGTAAAAAATCTAAATATATTAGATAATAATGCTTTATTATCAGGTGTTAGTTTTTCACGAAAGTCTTTTAAATCATCTGCCAGATTGACTTCATCTGGAATCCAATGCATTTGGTTTTGCGTTTTGTATGCTTCATACGCCCACGCATAGTTAAAGGGCTTGTAGAAATCTCTTTCATCTAATAAACTCATCTTATCCCTCACAGGCTAAACAGCCTTCTTCGTCTTGGTAATCAAAAATATACTCTCTTAAGACTTTATCTGAGATTACATCTGCTCTTTTTAGTGCCTCACTACGTAAGTAGTAAAGTGTTTTCATTCCTTTTTTCCATGCTCTCATATGAACATTATGTAATTCTTGTTTAGAAACATCAGATGGAAAGAATATATTACAACTCTGTGCTTGACAAATAAACTCTTGTCTATCCGCCGCATGGTCAATAACCCATCTCTGATCTAATTCAACCGCGGTTTTAAATACGTTCTTTTCCCAGTCAGTTAGGCACTCTAAATGTTTAACACTGCCTCCATTGGTAATTATTGTTTTCCAGACTTCTTCTGTGTTAAAACCTTTTTCTTCAAGTAAATCCTCCAAAAATTTATTTTTAAGTAAAGAACTGCCTGTTTTAGTTTTCTGAGTAAATGCGTTAGCCCTATAAGGCTCAATACTAGGACTAGTATTGCCACAGATAATACCGCTGCTAGCATTAGGAGCGATAGCCAATAGATGAGCGTTACGCACACCATAACCAACTCCATCAGGACACTCGCCTCTTTCCAGTGCAAGATCCTTGGTTGCTTGAACAGCTTGTTCTTTAATATGTTTAAACGCGCGTAAATTAAACCCCTTTGCCATTGGTGATTCAAATGGTATATTATTTTTTTGTAAGTAGGCATGAAATCCCATTGCTCCTAATCCAATACTGCGCTCTTGTTCAGCGCTATATTTTGCTTTTGCAAGTGAATCTGGAGCTCCCTTTATAAAGTGTTCTAGAACATTATCTAGAAACCGTACTAGGTCTGGTATGAAGAAGGCATCATTTTGCCACTCTTCAAACTTCTCAAGATTCACACTAGATAGACAGCATACAGCCGTTCTATCTTCATTAGTAGGTAAAGTTATTTCACTACATAGATTACTTTGATTAACTTTTAAACCAAGTTTCTTTTGAAACTCGGGCAAAGCTTTATTTACAGCGTCACCAAACATAATGTATGGCTCTCCTGTCTCTATTCTATTTTGAATTAACTTAACCCATAATGTTTTTGCTGAAACAGTTTTTTTAACTTCTCCACTATGTGGATCAATCAGTTTCCAACTGTCATCAAAACCTTCCTCTTGTGTAGCTTTATCTATAAGTTCCATAAATGAATCTGGTACTACTACTGCATGATGAAGGTTAATTGACTTTCTATTAATGTCTCCGCCTGTTGGCTTACGAACATCTAAAAATTCTTCTATCTCTGGGTGACTAATATCTATATATGCTGCATAACTCCCTCGTCTTGTTACTCCTTGACTAAAAGCTAACATCTCAGCATCAACTACTTTCATAAAGGGTATTACTCCAGTACTCTCGCTTCCATGAGATGTTTTAGAACCTACACTTCGTAAGTCTCCCCAATATCCTCCAATACCACCGCCTACAGAAGAAAGCCAAGCATTCTCTGTATAGTGGTCTGTAAGACCTTCCCTACTATCGGGAATATAATTTAAGAAACAACTAATAGGCAAGCCTCTAGCTGTTCCACCGTTCGAGAGTATAGGAGTACTAAACATGAACCAAAGGTTACTAGCGTAGTCATATATTCTCTGTGCCATAGCATCGTCGTCCGAAAAAGTACGAGCTGCTCTAGCAAAGGCTTCCTGTGGAGATACTTCTCCTTCAACCATGTATCTGTCATTTAGAGTTTTTTTACTAAACTCTGGGAGTATACTATCCCTATCAAAATCTATTTGTATAGCCATGATGTCCTTTAAATGTATGTTGACAATGAATTGTCTATTGTTACTGTATTTTCACTACCAATGGCTTCTGCGCAGTACGCAAGCAAGTCCATCAGTTCATAATTTGTCAACAGACGACTAATATTTTCATTTAACGATTGCATATATTTATAATTACTGCTAAATGGTGCGGCATCATAGATGTCAAACGCACTTCCATATTCTTTTACTAAGCCTTCTGCTCTCTTTGGTCCAATTTGTGGAATACCAGGCACATTATCTCCTGTGTCTCCCGTCAAACATTTGATTGTAATATATTCTTCTATCGAGTAATTATGTGTGTTGCTCCAATTCTCAAAAGTAGTTTCCTTTCTATTAATGTAAGAAAACCTTGAGACATTCGGACTAATAAGTAAGTCCCAATCTCTATCTGTACTCATTAACCATATGTCGTTAATGTTGTACTTCTCTCTATTTTGTACTACATAAGCGGCTATATCATCAGCCTCTACGCCTTTGAAACGAAGTACACACCATCTTTTATCCATAAGATCAAGTGTTCTTTCCATTTCTTCCATAAATTCTTGAAAAGCCTGCGCCTCTTCAGGTGTCTGCTTTTCATATCTCTCTTTTCTGTTACCCTTATACTCAGGTAATATAGCTTTTCTAAAGCTACTGCTTCCCCAATCTGCGGCTATTACAATACTGCCACAGTTGTAAGAAGTTGCAAGTGACTGGACTGTTGCCATATAGTCATCTGCAAAATCGGTTCTACCTTGATGCTTCCATCTAAATCCTAGATTGAGTGCATCAATTATTATTGTTCTTTCTCTGGGTGCTTTTGCACCCATATCCATAAAGCCTTTAGCCATTTATAAACCTCGGTTGTTCAAAGATTAGCCAATCCGTAGCTAAACTAACGTAACAGTCCAAGTGCTTTACATACATATACTTCTCAACCTTTGTAGGTTTTTTCTCTTGTGCTACAAAGATCTTAGATCTGTTGTACTTGAAAAAGAGTATAGGCTCTTGCCCTCCCTTCTTTGCTTGAGTTGTTGTTTGTTCCCACCATTTAATAAATTGATTAGAAGTTGTACTAATTACTTTGTCGTTAAAATGATTATCTTTATAATTTTTTACTTCAATGCAATAGATGTTCTCTTTATTAGGTACAAACAAATCTCCTTTCATAAATTCTAGTGCGCCCGACATGGGTACTCTTTGAAAATCTAAATTTGTATGTTTCTTAAGTAATTCTTTTACTTGACGCTCTCCTGTAGCGCCTTTAGCTCTTGGGTCTACCATTAATCTTCTTCTACGAACAGGATATCCTGTTCTGTTAATATTACATAAAAATCGTCTCCGACTTTTAACTTCTTTTGGGCAGAGTGCCATTCAAAATATACTCTGTCTTCTAATTCTACTTGAAAAGGAATTTTAGTTCCTTTCTTCGTTCTTCTTGCGTAGTCTCCTAACCCTACGACTGTGCCACTATTATCAAGTCTCCGCGATGAATCAACCAATATAATCCCTCCATCTGTGGTATCTGACTCAACTTTACCACGTTTTACCATGATATTATCTCTTATTGGCTGTGGTACGCTCTTTACTTCTATATAATCACTTTTTGTTTGTGCCATATTTCTCCATTAAATAATTACTAAACTTACGGGTATATTCTTCATACGTGTAACGTATACTATGCGGTGTGTTGTTTTCATCACAATGGTCTAACCATTTGCGACGACAGTAACCGTCAAAATCATCTAAGTTAGATGATTCTATAAAATCTATTATTTTTCTTGTCTTATTCATTCTGTAACATCTTCTTCTGTTTCTTAAGGTCATTCTAGCCTACTTATATTCTCCGTTTTAAGAACTTCGATCTTGTCTAGTAAAGGGTGTGTCCAGCCATGAGATACTATATAAGTATTCAAGCCTTCTTCCTTTAATAGAACTTCTACTAATTTCTCCCGTCCTTGTTCATCTAATACATTGATGACTTCATCAAGGAACAGAACATTTATGCGACTCTTTGAAATACTACTCATCAATTTTCGTATTGCTATTAAAGTCGCTGTATTAACTCGGGTCAATTCTCCACTACTTAAAGCGGTAATCTCAATTATATTTCCTTCATCTGTAACCTCTACGTTTAACTTGTCATTGGTTACTACGAAATTGATGCTAAATCTTCCGTCACTTAATTCTGCTAAATAATCGTTTGCTAAATCTTCTAACTCTTTTACCATGTTTTCGATCTTATAAGCAATAAGACCGTTGGTGGAGAAAGCTTTCTTAAGGACTTCTATGTGTCCTGCTTTCTCTTCGACGTTAGATAATTTGTCCGTAATTCCTTCAAGTTCTTTTTCAAACTCTGCTGTTTGTTCGAGGATAACTTGGACTCTTGTATTCTTTTTTGTTCTTTCTTCATTTTTTGTGGCTATTTCCTGTATCTGCGATTTGGCGTGAAGGATACTCTTTTTTAAGGTTGCTATCTTTTCTTGCAAATCGTTGCCGTTATATATTTCCGTTGGAAGACTTCTATCAACTCTAGAGTACAAATCTTCAAACTCCTTCTTTTCTGCATGATAGTTGTTATAAGCAACTTCATCATCTTTTCTTTTATCTATTTCTTCAGTAACCTCTCTCAGATCTTCGTTACTCATGAGAAGTTTTGTTCTTAAGTCTACAACGAGTTCAGCTATAAAATTGTGATCCACCTTCTGTTCACATGTAGGACATTGCCCCTCTAGCTCCTCATATTCTTGGATCTTAGATCGCAAGGACTTTATCTTTCCCTCTACTTCCCCTCTATCACTTACTAGTGTATAGTAGGACTCTGGAGCTTTTACGTGGCTTTGTACTACACCCATATCAATACCGCTTAGTAACTGCTTATATGTATTATTTTCGTTTATTTTTTGATTTTTTTCCGAAATATTTTCAAAGTCTACAGAGAAATCACGTAATGCCTTCTCATCTTTTTCAGAATATTCTGGTAATTTTATCATTGGAAGTATGGTACTATCACTCAATTTATTTTCATTTAACCATTTTATAATAGTTTTTGATTTTCCATCTAGCTCTGCAACTTCTTGACCAGAAGTACGGGCTAGTTCACGGAATACATCATAGTACGCTACATAATCTTCCAAGTTCAGTAGCTCTATTAGAAACTTCTTTCTGTTTGCATCAGTCGCAGTTAGAAACTGTAGTGACGCATTTGTGTTCTGATATACTAACTGTGTAAAAGTTTTAAAATCTAATCCAAGTATCTCTTCTACAGACTTATATGTATTAGTTGCAGTATGGCTACTAATATCTTCTGCTCCTTCAAATAACTTAACTTTTATACTTCCTCTACTTCTACTAACATCAATCGAGTACTGCTTATCTTCCACAGCAAAAGTCAGGTGTATATTATAACCTGCATTTATAAACCGATTTTGTATGTCGGCTTTCTTTATTCCTTTACTGTTCTTGTTGTATAATACTTCTTCAATGATGAGAGGTATGGAGGATTTGCCCATACCATTGGTACCAACCAATTGAGTGAGAGTGCTATTGTTAAGGTTAATACTGTTGTCTTTACCATAACTAAAACAATTATCCCACTTCAGCGTTTTTAGAGTGATCATGAAATATTCCTAATATTTGTGTTACTGTATCGTCTTTTATTTCGAGAATATAACTAAGATATTCTGCAAGCTCCTCTTCCATAGACATGTCTGAGTCTAGTATAAGGGTGGCTTCTGTTTTTCTTTTAACTACTTTTTTATCAAGTAGTTCTGAATTCTTTATAAGTGAAAGGTCGGCAACATCTCCCTCTAGTTCATAGATTGTATAGTCATAGTCTGTTGCAATCATGTCCTCTGGGTCTGTTACCGTCTTTCGTATTAATTGTGGCAAAGCAAATTGTTTCCATTCCCAGTTCCAACTCTTCTCGTCAATTAAAATATATCCTGTCTTAACTTTAGTTCTATGAAACTGAGTTGACATTGGACTGCCTGGGTAGACAATATTTAATTGTGTATTAGAGTGACTATGTAGATCGCCCGCAAAGACTATCGGAAACTGTGCTAGTTTTGATAAATCTATTTCGGGAGACACATGTGGCGGTATAGAGCCTCTTACATGAGTAAATAATGGCTTCCTAATATCTAAATCTAGTATAGGATTCCATTTTCTATGCAAGTAACAGTATGGAAGAATACTATAATCTTCTGTCTTCCATATTTCATCTATAACCGTAACTAAGGGGTTTAATTTCTGCGTTGCCGTTTTTAGCTGAGTGAAGAATGTTTTATTCTTCTTAGTAGCTTCATGGTTTCCATCAAATATAATTGTTGGAATTTCAACCCCGCTAATAAAGTCGAAATACAACTCTAATTCGGGCATTGAAGGGAGTCTATCAAATAAGTCTCCCCCAATGATATGCAGATCGACTTCTTGTTCAATTTCTTGAATCTGTGAAAAGAAGCTACGATATCTATTCGTTGCCCATTCTATAGGCACATTCTTTTGTCCTAGCTTAATATGCCAGTCTGCAGTAAATAAAATCATACTATGAAGTTCCTACCATTTTTGCTCAGAACCTTCTGAAAATTCTTTAGCAACTTCAGCGGCAGGGGCGTCGTTTCCACCTGCTCTTACTCTATCTAATAGTTCTTTTTGAGCGTCAGCGCTTGGTCTAGGCAGTACTTCGTCCATTGACTTTAGTTCTGCGATAGCTTCTAGTTCTGCTTCTTCTAATGCTCTGGTTTTGCAACGAAGTACTTGTAATTGGTACTCTACGTTGAAAGCCATTGGACCAGTTTTAACTCTTTTAAAGGCTATATCCCAACCAGTTTCTGCATTAGTAGGATCTCCAAGATCTTCTGCTGCAAGCATTATCTGCTCTAATAGTTTTTTCTTTAAGTTAAGTACTTTGACTTGTCCGTCTTTTGGGTCAATACATTGTATTGCGTATGACCAACCGCATTTCATATCTGGATTATATTGTCTAACCCAGTCTTTCTCTTTATTATCGAAAGTTTCTGTAGAACGATTAAAGGAAAGACACTCCATAGGAATGTTCTTGTCGTTCTCGCCTTTTATCCAATATACATATCTAGGAAGTATGTCTCCTACCATTCTTACGATGTTATCTCCATCTTGATATTGGAATTGATTTATGGAAGACTTCTTAGCCTTACCTTCTAATTGTGCAAATTTTAATGCCATTTTTATTTCTCCTTTTGTGACTTCTCATACAGAAAATGGACTGTGCCTTTTTCTATTCTGAATAGCCTATTTTTCTTTATTATGTTCTGCACGCCTTTCGGGAGGCGTACTAGTTCTAATGTTAATTTATTGTTTATTAAGTAATCGTTATAACTTCTAAAAGAAGCTACAGCGATATATTCAGCCCACTCCACATCTGTTGCGGACTTACGATGCTTGTAAATGAATTCGGGATTCAGTAAAAAACTGTCTCCTGAGTAATCCTTTCCATAGAATTTGAATAGCCTATCCCTCTTACTTGTGGGTGGATATTTATAAGTTACATACCATGTTATGAGCATGACGTCAGATACCTTATTCTTACTATCTTTCGCTATCTTTTTCCAATTATATCGTATCATATATTATATCAAAAAATAGGGTTCATGTCAAGAAGTATTTTTTCATAGGTCATTTACCTCGTATCCTTGCTTCATGTAATAGCCTCGTCTATTGTTCGCCTGTTTTCTTGCCGTTTTGCCCTGTAAGTTTATATCGACTACAACAGGCTGAAGTTTATCTTTTTGTATTCTAATAATACGTCCGATTAACTGTGTCAATAGGGGTTCATTATTTACAGGTGTACCTAGTACTAAACAACTCAAGCAGTCCAAGGATACTCCCTCTGAGAAAATAGACTGTGTTCCGTAAAGAATGTTCATATCTCCCCATAACTGTTTCATCATTTCAGGTCTCTCTTCGTGAGGTATATCTCCTGTAATATACATAGCCTCCTCTCCGCTTAGTTTAGCGCAGGTCTTTAAAAATTCTACTCTGTCAGAGACAACTAAAACTTTATGACCCTTTGCTGCATAAGCACTTGCAATCATTGCAACAGAGTGTACATACTCCTCTTGATAAGATAAGTGTGTTACTTTGTTAGCCCATGGAATATTCTGTCCGTCCATAAATCTAACGTTAGATGCTATGATATCTATCTTAGGTGGCATATAGTTTTCCTTCGGTGGTTTATGGACTGTCTGCCCAAAGTAATCTCTAAAGACTACATGTTTACCATCTTTTCTTTCTATAGTGCCTGAAAGTCCAATCTTATATCTTGCTTTATTTTTATCTAATATTTTAGCAAAAGTGGGACTGCTCACGTGATGCATCTCATCTAATATGACTGTTCCGAATCTATCAGAAACTTCTGGTACTCTGCGGTATAAAGACTGGACACTTCCGATAACTATAGGGCTGTCTATACTGAACTTTCCACCGCCTATAATTCCTGGTTCAATTCCGAAGACTTTCTGTACTTCAGTTTGCCATTGCTTTAATAAAGCTAAGGTATGAACTACTACTAATGTTTTCTGCCCAAGATTTGAAGCGATAGCTAAGGCGGTGAATGTCTTACCCCAACTTACCCACGCGTTTATTATACAGCTTTCATCCACCATGTCAAAAACTTTCTGCTGGCTTGCTCTTAACTCGAACTTAAAGTCAGGAAAGTCCGTGGGCACAGTAATTCGTTTATCAACTATCTCATAGTCTTTAGGTATTAAGTCTTCTCTTCCACTTGGTATTGTAATTAAGTCTTTACGGATAATCCCCATGTTCTTAATTATTAGAGGGGGGTCTCGTGGATCATAATTAGGAATTGTATAAGTTAACTCCTTATCAATATGCTCTTGAAGAGTTGGATCTGTGTTTAAATAAATCCTATTACTTAGTACTGCTTTCATATTTTTCTTCTTGTTTCTTTTTGTTCCTGTTCTAAAAACTCATATATCAGCCACGGCATTCCGTTTAGATATAGTACTTGTGCCCACGACTCTGTACTTTTCGGGGGTCTTTTTTCGGTAAAAGAAAAGTTTATATCTTTTAGCCAAATCGTAGAGGATTCTTTATTGTCCTCTACATTAATAATTTTATGACACACCAACTTTGTAAATGTTGTTTTCTCATAGTAATAATACTTTCCTGTACTATCAATATAATTTTTCCCTCTGTGTTTTATTAACCCCACCATAGTATCAATTTGAAACTTAAGTGGGAACAAACCCTTTAAGGGGGTTTGTAGCCTTCTCCGTCCAATAGTATCCCCAGTTTGGTTTAGATCGTCTAGCACTTTCTCATCAATAAAGACTATACCATCTTGATTCCAGATATTATCTGAATTTAAAACGTAAACTGGGAATACTAAATTAAAATTAACCATATAGCTTTTCGTATTTGCCAAAGCTATAGTCATCTCCTACATCATAGTCACACCCGACGGGTGCTCCATTGATATAAATACCTCTATCCATTTGTACAAACTCTGTCAGTTTCTTACTGTACGCATCAATCTCATGATGTGGGCACTCGGCAAGAATAGAGTCATGTACAAGAGCGAAGATTCTACTTTTTAGTCCTTGCTCTTTTATATAGTTATTCATGTCAATTGCTGCAAGTAAATTCATATCGGAAGACACAGATTGAACTAAGAAATTAATCCCACTTCTTACTTCGTGACTTGCAACACCCTTGTCAGCACTTCTGACATTCTCTAGCCTACGCTTTCTACCGAATGTAGAGTAGAGGTACGCGTTGGCTTCAATAAATTCTTTTTGTTCTTCTAACCAATGCTTCAATCTATTGAACTGATCGAAGTATTGTTTTATTACTTTCTGTGCGTCACTTACTGTGAATAGTGAGCCAGAGTCTTTAGTAACTTGTTGTGATATCTTATTCGGTCCAGCTCCATACATAATACCAAACGTAACAGCTTTAGCTGCCTGTCTCTCAAATGTATATAGTTCTGCTACTTCTTCTACCTCACATGGTAGTCTAAATACTAACTTAGCAATAGAACTATGAAAGTTCCCGCCTGATTTGAATACTTCACTTAGATTTCTGTCTCCAGATAATGCTGCCGCAACGTATACTTCTGCTGTAGTTAAATCCATTGCTACTATCTGATTGCCTTCTTTGGCTCGTATACAACCTTTTACAATAGGATTATCCCTAGGTATTTGTTGCATATTCAATTTACCACTTGAAGATAGTCTACCTGATGTTGTACTATGTAAATTAAAGTTAGTTCTTAATCTACTGTCTCTATCGAGCTGTGGTATGATCTTATCTAAATAAGTATTTTTAATCTTGGACTTCTGACGAATAGCTAAAATTAGATTAGGTACTGGATGCTGGTCTGCTAATCTTCCTAATACTTCTGCATCTGTTGAGTGTGCCCCCGTCCCTGTCTTTTTACCTGTGGGTTGTAAGCCAATCGCATCAAATAATAAGCTTCGTAATTGAACTGTACTATTAGGATTGAACTCTTTACCTTGTGCTTTTTCAAACATCTGCACTTCTTTAAAGCTATAAAGCTTTTCAATGGCTACTTGTATGTCTGCTTCCATAAGATTCTGTGCTTCTTCTAATCTTCTTCTATCAAAAGGTACTCCATTATCCTGACAATCTTTGAGGAATAACATTCCTGGTATTAGAATATCTTTGTATACTCTTACTAGCTTTGGGTTCTTGTGAAGAGCTTCGAGCATAAGTTCGTATATTTCAAAGGTAACAGCAGCATCCATGGCGGCATATACTTGCATCACATCAAAAGGAATTGATTCCCAAGTGAACTGTGACTTTAGTACTCCGTTACGTTTACAATAGCTTGCTATATAGTCATGCAACTCTTGCTCATAGTTTCCATACTTAGTATGTTTAAGAGCTAATTGTTTTAATCCGTGTGTACCTGGATTCTCATTTAACATATAATGCATTAACATTGTGTCCTCAATACGAGGGAACTCAAAGTTAAAATGATACTCTAGCATAGCTAAATCAAATTTGGCATTATGAAAAATAGTTATCTTCTTGGTAAAGAGCTTCTGGAGTAGTATCTCCACTTCCTCGTCTACCACGTCTGTTAAAATGTATACTGCATGATCTCTGCAGTAGGCGAGACTTATTCCTAATATGTGTCCGTCTCTTGGATACAGTCCTGTTGTTTCTGTGTCGCAGGCTATATAACTTGTTGGAGCGTCTAGAGCTTCGTTTATCCATGTAATTGCTTCTTCCTTGTTGTCTATTCCGTAGAATGTATCTGTAGATATATCTACTGGTATTAATTCTCCACTAATATATCCTAGAATATTATTTAGTGATTCCTCCCATGACCTTCTTGCCTCTGGCTTAAAGGCGAGCATAGCGGGATTGATAACTGGGAGGAATTTATCGTCTATAAGTCGCCCACTATGCTCTGTAATTGATCTCTCAGAAGTAAAGTTTTGTAACGCTTCACTCCCTACAAGAATAATCCAATCGTAGGCATCAAGGTCAATCTCGATATCTACGTCTCGTTTTAGTACTTTCTTTGTTTCTGTACTGCACAGGTGATAGTGGTCAAATTCAAACTCATTGTTGAAATGTCTCACGTAATCTGTGCGATTTGGTGCCTTATCTATCAAGGCTACTTTTATTTCTTTAGTCATATAAATACTCTTTTAATTTTTTTACTCTATCTTTTGGCAAGTCCCCTGGGTCTACTCCATCGGGCATTTTTACTATATGAGCCAAAAGCTCTACTTGTTCACATAAGTCTGCAACTTTGTCTGCAGCCTCTCTTCCTGCGGTGTCTCCGTCAAACATGATATCGACTTGTCGTACACCTATAAATTTTAACATACTTAACTTGTATGTATCTATGTTTTGTGTGCCAAAACAGCACATTGCATTAGTTAAACCTTTATCATGTAGGTTTATTGCATCAAAAATTCCTTCCACCAATATTACTCTGCCTAAAATGGGCACAGCAGATTGAGGAAATAAAGGCAACTTAGACTTAGGAGGATAGATTAGATACTTAGGTATCTGTGTTCTATCTTGATGTCTGCCTATAAAGGCTCGTATCGCTCCTGTTATGTCTGGTACAGGAAATACTACTCTCCCAATAAACTGCGAGCTGTGGTGCGTGAACGCTCCAAACTTTACATACGTTTTAGGTTTTATATTTCTAAAATTACCTACGTATGGCATTATATCAACTGGGGGTATAAGCCCTATATTCTGTGCCCTTACTTCTTCAATTCTTTTCTTTATCTTATTTCTTTTAACCTCAAGGTGGCTAACTGGGGCGTCAAAGTACTTAAAGATATTTCCTTTGAAACCGCAGGCAAAACAGTTGAATATGCCAGTAATTTTATCAATACGCATAGACGGATTACTATCCTCATGCTGAGGATTCAAACAACCTACTATGTAATCCGCACCTTGATTGCGGAAAACTACTTTGTGTTTATGTAATACTTCGTCTACGTTCATGTTCCTTTAATTATTAATTCTACAACTGGAGCAAAGAAGAATAGAATAAAGAACCCTATTATTATCCATGCTGTTATTGTTTCTAAAAATGCTATTACTCCTCTATCAATTTCTGTTTCGACTTCTTCTCGTTCAGGCTCCATTTTAGCTTTTCTCCTAAATCTTCGTAATATGTCATTTCAGTACCCGTTACCGTTTTACTGTGTTCATAATACAAACTCTTAAATACAAGCTCCCATAATTGAAATGTAATACCTATGATTCGATCTCTCTCGTCAATATCTCCCCATAGGTAATACAAGTTGTGATAAGCTTTCTTAAACTTCATCAAGCGGATATCCATATCAAAATTAGTGTCGGATTTTCTAATTTCATGTATAGCTCTAAGACGTTGCCCTCCAGCGATTGCCCAGTAGTTTGGTAAGCATAGTATAGGGTTGTGCATACCTTCTTCCAATAGGTTATCCCTAAGGGGTTCGTTAAGAGGAATGCTCTCTATATTCTCAGCAACAGTTGGTTGTTCTAACAACCATGATGCTGGCTTGCTCTCCCACACATGTGGTGGTAATGCTACTAGATTTGCTGATCTTTCTCCTATTCTATCACTTGCCATTTTATAACTCCTGTACGTCCTCGCCTGAAGACATTTCTTTTCTTATTGCGTCTTTTTCTTTTGGTGTCATGGAAGACTGTGGTCCAATCTTTAGGGTACTCCACTCTATCTGAGAAGAGAAGTCCTCAATTGGTCCATTCCTCATCTTCTTACACTCAAAAGTCATACAATTATCGCCTGGCTCCCACGTTTCTAAAGAGTAAGCAGCGTCTGCGGAATCTAAGATACCTTTTGCAAACCTTGCTTCTCCTGTAGCGTCAACTTGATAAGGGCTTACGTATAAGCACTTATGTTCTTGGGCATACTGTTTCAAAGTCTTACTGACTTCTATTTGTTCTGTCCAATCATATTGACCACCCTTACTTGGGAGAGTCGATCTTTTCACTTGATTAATATAATCTACAATCACAACCCCTATATCAAGATAGTTCATACGAACTTCCACCTCAGCTTTAATTTTAGCTAATGTAAGGGCAGGATCATAGACTATGTCTAATTGCCTATCTAATCTCAGAGGGAGTTTAACTAAAGTTTCGTGAAACTTGTCGTACTCCCCATGAGTATAAAAATCACTTAAAATACCTGCGCTACCTTCATATCTGCCCGCATTCCACTCGGCTAGGTGTTTGAATTCCTTTTGAGTGAGCATACGATTTCTCAGACGTTCCAAAGGAATACCTGTAGCAATTGCCGCCATTCTTCTAAATGTCTGGTCTTTGGTCATCTCTATCGTAAAGAAGAGACTACTCTTACCAGCTTCGTACTGATTTACTGCTATGTTCGCACATACCAGAGATTTACCACTACCTCTTCTACCACCGATCAGTACTAAATCGGTCTTTGAAAAATGATTTTTAGAATCATAATCGGTATTTAAACCGAGTGGTATATAGTTTTTCAACTGTTCCTCTGTTTCTAGAGGGTTGATCTTCTGCATATTGATCTCTTCAGAGTCTTGAATCTCCACTTTGTTTCGCATATCTACTGATATATCTTCTAACGCTAATATATGTTCTTCTGCGCTAGACATAGACACAGAATTATCCACATAGCCCTCTATTTTATTTAAGAGTTCTCCGTGTGTATATTCGTTTTTTAGGTATTCTAATAGATGGTGTGGCTCTGCGTCCACTTCAAGAGTTTCAATCGCAAAGATTTTTTCTTTAATCGACTGGTCTCTCAGACTTAGCTTTAAGTCATCAAAGGTGGGTAGAGCTTTGAAGTTCGAGAAATGAGTTTCAACTGCTCTAAAGATGGGTTGGTATTCTGCGGGTAAATAATGAGGTTCAAGAGCACCCCAGGTTTCCATGTCCTGTTCTACAATTATCTTATTAATAAGTGCTGAACTTATGTTCATTATTCTCCCAAATTATGATGCAAAAGAAAGCGTGGTCAAGTTTCCTTAACCACGCCTTAGATTAAAAAAGATTTAGCTGGATGCTTTTTCTTTTCTTGCTGCCCCGTCGTAGTCCGCGCAAGCGATTCCACGTCTGGTCAACATAGTTTTCACACCTCTGACTGTTTTACCGATTTCATCAGCAATTTGGTCAACTGTATGATCAGAGATATCCCCAAGCGCAGTTAGTGCATCTATTTTAGATGCGGCTGTGCTTTCTCTTTGAGATGGGATTGCATCTATCTCGCCTGTTCTCAGGAAAGAAAGAGCTTTACCTCTAATAGAGTTAACGGGTTTGCCAAGGGCATCTGCGATGTCTTCAACGAAAGCTCCGTTACTAACCATTTCTAAGAATGTGCCTTCTTCAGATTCAGTGTATGTTCTGACTGAAGCAGGTTTCTCAGTTGGTTTGACGTGAGAAGTCAATTCCATAGAAAGAATCTTTCCTTGAATTGATTTCGCACTATATTTTCCACCCTCAAAGGCGGAGGCTATATCAGCGTATGTGTAGTTACCAGAATTATCTGATACAAATGCTGATAGAGTTGCTTCTTCCTGTTCGGAAAAAGTTCTAGTAGAAACTGATGATGCGAGTTCAACCTCGAATCCCATTTTTCTTAACTTAGAACTTACCGATCTAGGAGATGTTTCAAGCGAATCAGCTGCTGATGCAACTGTTGCTTGTGATACGGGGCTTTCGCCACCAACGAATTCAGTTAGCTGCTGAGTTCGTTCTTCTGTCCACTTTGGTACTGCCATTTTTATTCTCCAATTAAATGTTTTATATTTGTGATTATTTTTATTTGTTTTTGTTCTGCTGACTTCGTCTTACTTGAGGCTATACCACTCTCATTGATCAGTATAGTTACGTCTTTTGTTAATGTGTCCTTTATTCGATAACCATATCGTTCTAGCACTGTTTTAGCTTCTGCTTTCGTTTTATAAGAAGTCAGGCGTCCTGAGATACAAACTACTTCGTTTATATCGACTACTGGTACTCCTTCGAAAATATCTGCTTTCCATGTGAAAGGTAAATTATAGAATCTGTTTTTGTATGCTGTTTCATACCAACTACAGATGTTAGTTGTAACTTTTGGACCTAACCCCGCTTCACTACATCTCTTCTCGGTTAATTCATCAATGTGACTAATCGTATTGCATAATTTCTGAGAAGCTGTAGATCCAAAAAGTGGAATGGCAAAGGCTGGTAGCAGTTCTTGCAGGTTAGCATTCTTGCTTAATTCGATTTCATTTACTAACTTACTTGCTAGTTTTTCTGAACCGAGCCTTTCCTCTATAAATTCTTGTGTCAACATGTATATATCTTCTATATACTCTAGATCAAGTTTTTGTATGGTCTTTGATCCAAGACCTTTGATTCTGAGAGTTTTGCAAAATCCTTCGACAATCTTTGAATTCTTTGCTGGGCAACTTGGGTTGTTGCAATAAAGCTGATCTGTTATCAACTCTAAGTCTGTCTGACATGATGGACATGTCTCAGGAATTTCAATTGCTTGGTTCTTCATTAACTCTTTTTATCATTTATATATTATACTAAAATCCAGACCAAAAGTCAAGATTTATTTTTCCGCAAGTCCTACAATTCTAGGGATGATTTCTCCAGACCTGATAACCTCAACTCTACAACCAATGTAAAGACCGAGTGCATCAATGTAAGCTTTGTTGTGTAAGGTTGCTCTACTAACTGTAGCCTCTCCTATAACGCAAGGCTCTAGTATCGCTACTGGTGAGACCACTCCTGATTTTCCTACTTGCCATATGACATCTAGGAGGGTAGTAATAACACCTTCCTTCTGTTCTTTTAGTGCAAACGCACCTCTTGGGTGGTGTGCCGTATATCCTAAGTCCCGAAATTTATTATTATGATCGAGACGCCAAACCGTACCATCTTGAGGAAATTGTGCCCAATCCTCGTCTACAACTGTAGAAAAGTTATGGCGGTTCAATATTTTCATATCACCTGTCCAGTGAGTATGAAGGTAAGGTTCAAGCCCGTAGGCTATAAAAAACAAGTCGCGGGAGAGAAATTCGGAAACGTCCTTCAGTGCCAAAGCACCTGCGGCATAATTTCTCGAATTAGGTACGGATTTGGGAGCAACTACCTCCCCCGTTACTTGAAAAATCTTTGAACTTACGTCCAGATTTTTGGGTATGATGTCCCATTTTAAAAACTTCTCTGTGATGTCAATTCCACGTTTACCATCTCCTCGTGTGAGGACTTGAGTTAGGACTCCGTCTACGTATAATAATGATACTGCAGACCCGTCTAACTTTGGTGAAACAACGACACTCCCTCCAGAGAAGGGACACTTATCTTTCTCAAAAAATTTTTGCAAAGAATATAAGGGAAAAGCGTGTGGGACTCTACCGCTCGGTGACCCAACTTTGGCATACATAGCAATTTCTGCTAACCTATCAAACTCTTCGTCTGATAGAGTGGGAACACCTGCGTAGTAACCCTCACTCGCTTTATCTAATATCTTTGTTAAACTTTCCATTTATATATTATATCAAATTTCAACTTCTGTGTCAAGTTTTATTTACTGATAGGTATCTGCGATTTGGCGTGAAGCCTTTGCTCGGCTATAAAGAAGTATTCTTCCTCAAGTTCAATTCCTATATAATCTCTATTTAGATTTCTTGCGGCTAAACAAGCTGTTGCACTACCCATAGTTGGATCACACATAACATCTCCCTCATTTGTATAAGTCTTTATTATGTACTCTGCCAGTGCTATAGGTTTCTGTGTTGGGTGAAGTTTTCCTTCACTTTCGGCAGTTACAAAGTATTGTACTGATCGAGGATATCTTTGTCCCTCTGACTTTACTTCTACTGCAACTTGTTTCCCATATACATCAGTTTCACGCTTTGCCGTTCCTTTGTTATAGGCAGTTCCTTGCGTCATCTGTGGATTGTATACTGGAGGCTTCTTATAAAAAACACAAATACTCTCGTGCGCCCTTAAAGGTTGCTTCTTTGCGTTAAGATAGTTAGTTGCCTTTGACTTTTCCCAAACCCAGTCATACTTAAAGTATTTGATTTGAGAGTTTACTAGCGTTGCGGTGAATGGCTGTGCGCTGTGTAAAACAACGGCAGCATTAGGCTTACATACTTTCCATACTAAAGCCCACCATTTATCTAGGTCTATTACTGTGTCCCATTTGCATTGGGTTGTTCCATAAGGTAAATCACAATACAATAAATCTACTGTATTGTGATCTATCTCATTCATAGCTTCTAGGCAATCGCCTAGCCATAGTTCGTTCATTTTCTCTCCTTTTAGGAGACAAAATATCTCCTAATCTATTAAATTTTTCAGGTAAGTATAGAAGGTACTAAAGTATTCTTCATTTAGTTCTTTAAAAAATTCTTCCTTATAAATAGGTTTATTTGAACTTCTTTTACCTTCACAAAGGTAAAATATTTCATCAATATAATTTCCTTCAAGAACATAATCTTTAGAAGATTCTCTAACAGAATTTTCTAAAGCAAGAATTATTTTAGGTTGATCAAGTCCGTTTTCCTTCATTTCTCTACAGTTCCATTCTGCTCTTTCGAGAAAGGCTAAATCTAAATAAGACTTACACTCAACGTGTCCTTTTATGATGTCATTTTTGTATAAGGTTGCATCTAACCCCATATTACAAGTTTGGTTTCCTCTAGTACATTGAAATTTTTGTTTTTCAACTGTTCCGCCTAAAAACTCCCATGTTTCTTTAATAATCTCTTCTACTAATTTACCTCTGGCACCTCTTATAGTACCGCCTTCGGCATTCTTTAAAACGCCATGTGCACTTTTGTGCATATTGTTCATATTTGCAAACATATTTTATTTTCTCCTATATGTTATGGTTTTATTGTTCCTCACACCTAAGCATGGGGGGTTTATCATAAATCAATAGTTATATCAACAAATGATTTTTGAATATATATATTATAGCAAAAATAAGGTTCCGTGTCAAGATTTATTTAGGGTTATGGTGAATATGAATCTTCGATTATGTCCTTAAAGTGTGCGTATACTTCTGCTTTATTTTCAGTAAGGGATAATAATTCTACTAGACCAGCAAACATTTCTCTTGAATTT